AGAGCAATACAATAGAGATATTAAAGTAATTAAAGAGAGCGTAGTGAAAGATTATGCTATTGACAAAAACTCTCCTTTTTTAACTTGCAATATAAACGTAAATCACGCAATAAAATACCACAGAGATTCAGGCAATTTTAAAAAAAACTTATCTAATGTTTTAATACTTAGGGATGGAATAATTGGCGGTCAATTAGTATTTCCAGAATATGGTTTTGCTTTATCTCAAGAGGACGGATATTTAGCAATATTTGATGGGCAGACAGAAATTCACGGCGTTATGCCAATATACCAAACAAAAGAAAAACCCTACAGGGCTTCAATAGTATATTACTCTCTTGAACAAATGAAGCATTGCTACCCCTATAAAAAAGAAGTTGAAAGGCTTCAAAAAGTTTCAACTCAAAGGGCAATAAAAAGAGCCAACAATATAAACCCAATTAAAAAATAAAATGGCTAACGAAGAAAATTTAAAACCTTTTAAAAAAGGAGAATCTGGAAACCCAGCTGGCAGACCAGTAGGAACAAAGAACAGAAGCACAATTGCAAAGAAGTGGCTGGAAACTCCAGAGAAATTTAAAAACCCCATAACTGGAGAAATTGAAGAACTAACTCAAGAAGATATTGGAACACTGGCTTTAATTAAAAAGATGCGCGCAAGTGATGTAAGAGCTTACGAATCTTTAATGGATTCGGCTTACGGAAAAGCAGTTCAAACTAATGATGTAAACGTAAATAGAGATGGGCCACTATTCATGGAATAATGATACCTAAAAGAACAAAGGCATTTTTTAAACTAAAAGATTTAGAATCAAGAACTAAAATTGTAAGAGGCGGAACATCTGCTGGAAAAACAATTGGTATTCTTTGTTTATTAATTCATTATGCTGGAACAAATGAAAACAAAGAAATAAGCGTTGTTGCTGAATCAATTCCTCATTTAAGAAGAGGAGCTTTAAAAGATTTTATTAATATACTTAAAGGATTAAACAGGTTTTATGAAAGTTCTTTTAATAGAAGCACTTTAAAATATACGTTTGATACTGGCTCATATATTGAGTTCTTTTCAACTGACCAGCCAGATAAATTACGCGGAGCAAGAAGGACAGATTTGTATATCAATGAGGCGAACAACGTTCCTTTTGATGCATATCAACAACTAAGTATAAGAACCTCAAATTGTATTTGGTTAGATTACAACCCTACTTCCTTATTCTGGGCAGACAAAGAACTTATCAACGAACCAGATACAGACTTTCTTACATTAACCTACAAGGACAACGAATCTTTACCAGAATCAATTGTTAAGGAAATAGAGAAAGCTAAAGAGAAAGCTAAAACTTCCAGCTACTGGGCGAATTGGTGGCGTGTTTATGGGTTGGGAGAAATTGGCTCACTTGAAGGGGCTTGCATTCCTAATTGGAAAGAGATTAATTCTGTTCCTAATGAAGCAAGATTAATAGGAGCTGGATTAGATTTTGGCTATTCAATTGACCCAAGTTCGATGTGCTTATTATATAAGTATAATGATGGTTACATATTTGACGAAGTGCTTTATAAAACAGGAATGCTTAACAGAGATATTTCCAACTTTATTAAAAACAATAATATAGATTGTAATATTTATGCAGATTCAGCAGAACCAAAATCTATTGCAGAAATAAGATTGAGCGGAGTTAATATATTCCCAGTAACTAAAGGAAAGGATTCTATAGTCTATGGCATTAATCTAATTAATCAAAACGAGGTATTTGTAACAAGTAAAAGCAAGAACCTAAAGAAAGAGCTGGAAGGCTATGTCTGGATGAAAGACAAACTAGGTAATTCACTCCAAAAACCAAACCCCATGACTGGCGACCATGCAATCGATTCAGCTCGTTATTCTATGATGATGGTTTTAGACAACCCAAACAGAGGCGAATATCATTTATTTTAGAAACGTGTATATCAATACTAAAAATTAAACGGATTAATAATATGAAACTAACACTAAGCATCCCAACAAGTTTAAAAGAAATAACATTAATACAATATCAACAATGGTTAAAAGTTGCTGAAGGAAAAGAAATGAGTTTATTTCTACAGCAAAAAATGATTGAAATATTTTGTAAAGTAACTCTTAAAGATGTTTTAAATATAAGAGCTACTGACGTTGATGAAATTACAAACTCAATAGAAAAGCTATTTACTGATAAAACAACTTTTGTAGATAGGTTTAAATTAAATAATAAAGAGTTTGGTTTTATATATGATTTAGACAAAATTACTTTGGGCGCGTTTGCTGATGTAGACGAATTAACTGAGTGGAATTTAATGCACAAGGCAATGGGGGTTTTATATAGGCCAATAATATTTACTAAAAAAGAAAAGTATTTGATTGAAGATTATGAAAGTTCAACTAAATACGATATGAGAAACATGAGATTAGACATAGTTTTTGGAGCGTTGGTTTTTTTTTGGAATTTAAAAAAAGAGTATTTGAATCTTATCCCGAAATTTTTAGCGAAGCAGGGTCAAGTAGAATCCCCACCAGAGCTGAAGGCTTTGCTCAAAAATATGGATGGTTTAGTTCCATCTATGCACTCTGTCATGGGGATGTTAGAAAGATTGAAGAAATAACAAAATTACCAGCACATAAATGTTTTTTAATGCTGGCGTTTGAAAAAGATAAAAACGAATTAGAAGAAAGCATTATTAAGAGCAACAAAAAATGACAAACGAAGATATTATAAATCAAGTTTTAGATACTGAGGGCGGAGAAAACGCTGTAATAATTAGAAGTTTTAATAAATGCTATGTTGGAACAACAATTACAAAACCAGTTAGAGTTGTTTATGATTATTGGAAATGTTTAGACCATTTAGTAAATATAGAGGGCTGGAATTTTGACGAATCAGTTGATTATATGGACGACTTAGCAAATGTTGAATTAGGAGAAAATACCCCATTATATGTAAAACAATTATGAAGAGTTTTTATAAAGTAATAGATAGTATAAAAGAGGCAGTAAATGCAGAACCTTTTAACAGTAATGTAAGTTATGGGTCAATAGATGAAATTGACTTAAGCAAACAAAGTCTTTTTCCATTAGCTCATATTGAAATTAATAATGCTGAGATAAACGAAAACTATGTAACGTTTAACGTAACCCTTTACTTAATGGATTTAGTAGATTTTAGCAAAGACCCAGACACTACCCTATTTTTAGGAAACGACAATCAACAAGATGTTGAAAATACTCAGTTTGCTTTGGCCACTAGAGTTATGAGAGTATTAAAGAAAGCTAACTTATACAGAAACAAATTTGAATTAGAAGGTGCTGTAAATGCTCAAAGGCTGCCAAGTTTTGAAAACAATCTTTCTGGATGGGAAGTTAATTTTCAAGTTGGTGTTGCTGATGATATGACATATTGTTAAAATGAGCAGATTAAAAAGAACCATAGAAACTTATTCTAAGTACGTTATTCAACAGTCAAGGGGCAACTTATCCAAAAACAAAAGTAATGGCAGTAAAAGCCTTTATAATAGCCTTAAGTACCTTATAAAACAGAACAAAGATAGTGGCGGAAGGTTTGAAAGTGGTTTTAATGTTGGTTTTAGTATGGATAATTACGGAGAATTTCAAGACAAGGGAGTTCATGGAGTTAATTCCAGTTATGTAGAAAACAAAAAAACAAAGTTTAAATATAAAAAGTCTAGCAATTTAATTGGATTAGAGGCAGCGACTGGAACATTTGCAAAGTTTGCTAAAAGAAAAGGTTTAAAGTTTAGAGATAAAAAAGGAAGATACATCACTTATGAATCAACTGGTTTTGTACTGGCTCAAGGCATTAAAAAGAAAGGTTTAAAAGCTACTGGATTTTTTAGTAAGCCATTACAAGCTGGGATTGATAAATACGGAAGTCAATTTGCTGTATCAATGCTAGAAGATGCCTTAGACATAATATTTAAAGAAACAAATTAAAATATAATGAGTACAATAATAAGAACAAGAAGTCCATTTTTCATAAGAACACCTGGACAAGGAAGTCCAAATCTTTATTATTTTCAGATTACTATAAGTGTACATTCAGGAGTACTTGACTCAGTTCCTAAATGTGATTCTATTTATCAATTCTATTCTTTAAAAAAAAAACCAATAGGAACAGAAACCTCAGTTTCTTTTGATATTAGCGAATTAGTAAACGATGCAATAATTCAAATTTATAATGCTAATTATTCTAATTCAGCCATAACACAATCTGTGTGGGTTTCAGTTGTAACATCTGCTAGAACTTCTGCTGGAGCAATGATAGAAACACCAACAACAACTTCATTTTTAGCACAGGAGGGATATAATAAATTTAAAGATGGGGCAAATTATACTGTTGAGCCTTATGCAATGATTTCATCTAATTATTATGATTATAAACTTGGTGAACCTGTAATAATTCCTGTTAATAATGAATTAGTAAATTCAGTTGAATGGAAATTTAATAGTACTATTCTGTTAACTCAAACCTTTTCAGATAACGGAAACCAAAACCAAAAAATAAGATATGCTGCAAAAGGGACAAGTACCTCAAATTATCCTAATGAATTAAAAGTTATTTATAGTGGAGGGTCAAAAATAATAAAATTAAATCCTATTGAAGAATGTAAATACAAAGTTTACAAAATTGTTTTCTTAAATAGATGGGGAGCTTTTCAAGAATTATTCTTTTTTAAAAAATCAATAGAAACTTTATCAGCAACCAGAGAACAATTTAATGCAAGTATTTTTGAAGCTAGGTCAGTTCTATTAGGAGAGCCTGAGAGTGGAGAAGGTGCGTGCGATGAAACAGTTTCTTTTAACACTTATAGCACTACAAACCATTCTAAAAAAACTTTTAATTCAAACGCAACAGAATCTATTTTGTTAAATAGTGGCTTTGTTAATGAATTAACTAATCCATACTTTGAAGAATTATTAGTATCTGAATATGTTTGGTTACAAGACCTTTCTCCTTTAGAATTAGGCGAAAGTATAATTTCAAGAATATTCCCAGTAAACTTAAAAGAAAGTTCATTTACAAGAAAAACTGGATTA